TACGAGCATAGGCTTTAACTTTAATCTTACGACTTGGTAACTTATAGTTTTCTAATGTTTCTTTACGATCTTTATATCCACGTTTAGCTACATCTTGAGTATTCTTAACTAACTTCTCAATTTCACGTCTCATTGATTTTAAGTCACGTTTAAGTTTCTCTGGATCTGCTACATAACTATCATATAATGCCTTAACATCAGCACTTATTACTGATTGTTTCTTCATCTCAGCTAACATTTGTTCAGGAGTCATTCCATCTAATTGCTTCTTAAATGGTTTCAATATACTATTTACTCTTGCACCAATAAATTTAGAACCACGTTCAACATCTTTTTCAGTTAACTTACCTGCTTTAGAACCACGATAACCAAGTACCTGTATTTTCCTAGTTATTACATCACCTATAGAACTTAATCCATTTCGTTTATCCCAAAATACATGATCTGGATTCTTACCACTTAGAAATGTATAACCTTTACTACGTTCTAGGAACTCTTTAGGTAACTTCATTGAAGAAGTAACACCTTCCATAGTTCCACCATAACCAGGATCTAAATAACCCTCTTTAATAATATTTGCAGCAGCTTTACGACTAGTACCATGTTGTTCTAAACGTACACCTAATGCTCTAGGTAAACCACTTCTAATAGATTGAGTTCCTATAGCTGCTGATCCACCTAATAGTGCAACTCCACCTATTTTCTTACCTACTTGAGATTTCTTCTTATCGGAGTTATCTGAGTCTTTGAATTGTGCAATAATCATAGTTGTATTATCTATTTAATAGTTTACTTATTTTAGGAACATCTGTATCAGTAAGAAAAAAGGAACGGCGCGATTTAGTGTCATTAAATAATGTTAGTTTGCGTGAACTACTAAAATCATCTAACATACCACTAAGTCTATCAATGTCAGCATCAGTTGGAGTAGTTATATTAGTTGCAACTTCACGACGTTTAGTTAACTCACTTTGATAGATGTCTAATATTGATTTATCTCTAGTAATAACCTTCTTTAACTTAGTTGCATAATCCCTATCTACAACTGATTCTACATTAAGTTCATTTACATCTACTTTAGGTAACTTAAAGTAATCTCTATATTCAATTATCTGTTTACGTAAATACTCACGTTCACTTTCTTTATTAAACTTACCTGTTTTAAATCTATTTAAACTAAGTAACAAACTATCTAGTTTAACTAACTCATTATTACTAACGTTATACTTCTGTAATCTACGACTAATAAGACTAATAGTTCTCTCTAATTTAACGTCGGTCAACTTAGCAGCTTCACTAGCAGTTTTATTAATAGTTGATTCACTTAGGTTATAAACCTTAGATGGTAATCTAACTCTAACTATATCTAATTTAATTGCATTGTTAATTACTTCATTAACTTTACTTGACTTACTAGATGCTTCTTTAACTATCTCTCTAACTACACCTGGAGTATTAGTTACATTAACGATTGGAGTTGGTACATTAACTGTAACTTCAGGTTTAATGTTCTTAATTAATGACTTAACTTCATCTAATGATCTTGCACCATTACGTTTACCTAATAGATATGCACCACCTAATAATGCAGTTCCAGTTGCACCTATAGCAACATCACGTAATCTATCTCCTATTGATCTATCGTAACTTCTGACTACTTTACCTTTCCTAATAAATGATTTAACTTTGGTACGTTTGAAGTTAACTGTATCTGACATTAAAAACATATTATTTCTTACCTTTATTAAGTTTACGTCTACGTTGTTTCTTATCTTTAGCATTCTTAGTTCGTGCAAAATCTGCCATTAAGTACATAAGTTTATTGATTAAGGTATCATATCTATTTTACATCTATTAATAGATTTCTTAATCCCATAGCTCTAAGTTTACTTCGCATTAAACCATTCTTATAATCACTAATAAACTCGCTAGTTAATACTGCCATATCATTACCTGTGTAATTACGTGCATCTAAACTAGTCAAACCTAACTTATTCTTAATTAACTCAAGTTGTCCATCTATTGCTAACTCAATATTATCTAATTGTCTAACATATGATTCAAATTGTTCATTACTTACATTCATGTAATTAGAAAGTATAGTATTCTGTAACTCTTCTAAATCACGTTCTAATACTCTAGGATTAACTTGTCCACCAACAAAAACTTTTTTAACTTTATCAAATTTACCAATTAATTTATCTTGTAATCTTAATAGAACACCACGTTTACGTTTAATGTACTCCAACTTAAATAACTCATTATCTAATAAATCATTTCTGATTCTTTTTAGTGTTGAATAATGACTAGTTTCACCTAACTTTAATGAAATTGCATTCCTTAATGTATTCTCAGATTGTATTATCTGATTATCTAATCGTTGGATAATAGGATTACTAATAATAACTTGTTCTGGAGTAAATCCAGGTGGAATTAATTCATCACTTAGCTTATTCAACCCTTCATCTATAATTGCTTTTCTAGCTAACTTCATTGATTGAATAGATGAATAAATCTTAGTATTAGCATCTTCTATTTCATTAATGTAATGTTGAATTTTATCTACATCTTCTTTAAATTGATTAAGATCATCTTTAGTTAAAGTAGCTTTAGTTATAGAGTTATATTGTTTAACTCTAGTTGTAATGTCATCTACTGAAGATTCAGTAGTTGCTGTCATAAATGGATTAACTAATTCATATCTATTATCTATTTCAATAGCTTTAGTAATAGACTCATCAATAGTATTAGTGCGCCAATTAACTACATCTTCTAATACTTTATTTGCTCTATCAATGTTAATTGTAGTTGGTACACGTTCAGGTATTTGTAATGGAACTAATGGAACATCAATAATATCATCTAGTAATGCTTGACTTAATGCTTTAGTTGTAACTACGGCTGGTTTACTTCTAATAATATCAGGTATGTTAAGTGGAGTTACATTACTCTTCTTAAATGCCGCATACATAGCAGCAGTTCCTAATATGCCAGCAGCAGCCCATTTAACAACATTGTTATTAAGTAATGATGATATATAGATTGGTACATTAAAAGGTTCTTTAGTTTCAGATTCCTCTACACTGGTAAGAAAACACGAGCAATTTGCGTGAAGTAGTGGTTGACTTTGACTATTACTTAACAAGTCATCTATCTTAATTATTCCTTTACCATAACCATAATCATAGATAGCGCGTTCCTGACATATTGGACATACAATACCATCCATCTTAAATGACTCAAGTTGTGGTGATCTATTAATTAACTCAGATAATTTATTGTATATTTTACGATATCTAGTATTATAATCGCCAGGAATCATAGCACGTTTATGTTCAATACTATTGTTCCACTTAACAAACTTAATACCTTGTTTCACATAATAATCAAGCCGTCCAAGATTATAAGCGTGTCCCATTTCAGTTATTGCAATACGTTTAGTACGAGCCTGATTATTCTTTAGTTTTCTTACTTTCTCAAGTAACTTGTCACGATAAGCTCTTAAATCCTGCATCTTATAAACTGCTTTATCTGGTAACTCATTAAGTAGTTTCTTATCAGGGATAGTTAACTTAACATCAGGATCATACTTCTGTTTAAGGAATGCTACACTCTCATAAACATTCATATCTTTAGTTGCAGTTAATTTAGTTGGGATATCATCTAATCGAGTTTTAATTAACTCAAGTTGTTTATTGTATTGCTCCATTTGTTTAGCATCTTCTCTAGTTAACATTGCACTAATACGTTTATAATAAGTAACGTCTTTATCAGGGCTATTATCTGCTAAATAACCAGTAGTTTTAGTTTCTTTTTCACCAACAAGTATCTGTTGTAATGTCGCTTTATATCGTTTGTTCAGATCATTACCTATAGTATTAATACGTCTATTTAAATACGATTTACCAAACTCAGTTTGTTCAAGTAATGGTACATCGCCTCTAGTAGATTCAATTTGACGACGTTGTTCAATTGCTTGAACTGAATCTCTAATATTAGCAGGTATCTTACTAGCATCTAACTTAGTTGTTTGTAACTTCTGTTGCTTCTTTAAGGTACGTTCAATTAAACGTTGTTCTCTAGTTGATATACCTTTAGTTGATTTAGGTCTATCATTAATATCATTAAGTGTTTGATTATGTCGTTTAACTTCATTAATTAAATCAAGTTCTTCTCTCTTCATTTGTTTTAATACATCAGCATCACTATCAGAAGTGTCATAACCTTTAACTCTTCTATACTTAGCTAAGTTTAAATTACCATTCTCATCTACAAATGATTTACGCCAAGCATCTCTATCTCTAACTGCTTTACTTAATTGTTGATTAACTTCAGCTTTATTAACACGAGGTAATACTTCAGGTGTAACATCTTTAGTATCTTTAGATAACTCATTTAACTTAGCTATGTTAGCAGGATCAGTTAATTCAAAAAACTTATCTTGTTTATCTTTAATTAAGTTATCCTTAGCTGCGATAAGTGCATTTAACTCATCTTCACGATTACGTATAACTTGAATAGCTCTAACTTTATCTACATCATTATAAGTACCTTCTTTATCAATTGATCTTAATATCTTAGTACCACTATAATTACCTTCTTTATCTTGATAATCACGACGTATTCTATCTAACTCAGATTGATAACCTTCCTTTTCCTTAGTAATTTCATCAATCTCATTTCTTAATTTCTCAAGTGGTGATGCAAATTCCGCAATGCTATCAGAGTAAGAAAAAAGGGATGGCGGCGTTTCATCTATTGCATGAGTACGTCCGAGATTCCAACTATCATTCCATAACTTATTTAATTGATTACTGATAATGAGACTTAAGTTATCTTGTTTACGCGATAATGAGTTACCTATACTATTAGTTAATCCATCTGTAAATGCAGTAACTAACTCATCTTGTTCTTTAATGTACTTGTTGATGTTCATAATAAATAAGCCGCGATTAGTGGCGACTTCTAGTGTTATATGTAGTTTAACTTAATTTAGTTATCCTTAGTTAGTTGTAATTAAGTTACTGAATTAATTATTAACAGAGTTTAATATCTCATCTTTAGCTTGCTCAGATATAACTTGATCTGGATATACTGGGATGTTAGTAAACACGTTATGTTCAATACTTTTAAACATTATATGAGGATAAGGAACATACTGTTGTAGATGAGCTTTATATGTGTCTACAAAGTTAGTGTTAACGTAGTTAATAAATTCAATGTTATTCATGTTGGCGTAGCGAATGACTTATTATATGCGGCGATAACTTCAGTTGTATACTTCTCAATAATTAAGTTCTGATATATCGTATCTAAATCAAAGTCAGTTATAGCTAATCTATAACCCATTAACTTATTACCTACATACCAAGTTAATTTAATTGTCCATAACTTAGATTCGTTATCGTAGTTATAAGTAATGTAGTTAGATGTATCTGGTTTAAGTTGTTCATAAATAACACCACTTAAACAACTTATTAATACTGTGTGTTTCATAACTCTACTTTACCTTAGTTAACTTAACTGTAACATCATTAATAAACTCATCTGTGAATAGATGTGAGAACTTATCATCTTTAACTTGCACATCTAAATACCATTCAGAACTGCGCCACTTATTTTTCTTACCTTTAACATAATACTCCTGACATAGTTGTTGTGTAGTTAGGAAACTCACATCATTCATCCTATCTAGTAGTAACTGTGCTTCATTAGTTATACCTAACGGTGATAGGAATATAAACTTAATGGGACGATTGAACTTATCAGCACATAGTTGATAATAACCTTTATCTCCTATAGTTTTAGCTATGTCATTTGTAGTTATCTTATTTAACTTTAACTCATATACTATAACATTACGTCCATTAGATTTAACGAAGTCAACTCTTCTAGTTTTAGTTGTTGCATTAATAGTATTGATTAGTGGATGTTCAATGTAGAATCTACCACCATCAGTACATAAATCAATCCAGTTCTTAATGCGGAATGCTAAGTCTACTTCATTACGTGGTGCAATTGGAATGCCGTGTACATTAGCAGATTCTTGTTCTAGTAATAATTGATGTGATTGTTGATACTGCTGTTTTAGTTGATATAGAGTTAAGTCAACTTTAGCAGCAAATTCAGGTGATAACCATTGGGCTATTCGTATTGCAACTATTTCATGTACCCAAGTTCCTTGTTCATAAGGATTACCACCTTTAATTGTTTGAACAAGTTCGTTACCCTTAATTCCGGTGATCGTGGAAACCTGTTCTATATAAGACTTTGACCATTTGTTCTCGAAAAAGTGATCTATTCTTTTACCACCTGCTTTGCACATTGCAGTTGCATTCCAATAGTTATCTGAAGTGCGGCGATAAATTGATTCGTTATTAAAATCAAAGGCTTTAACTATATTACTCATTAATTTTGTTCTCCATCATAAATTTAATAATTTGATTAATACCTTGAAATTCTTCACCTTGTTTAACTCTAATAATAGTACAGTTCAATTTAGCAATTAAATACTGTTCACGTTTAATATCGTTATCTTTAATATCTACGTTGTTATGATGTGTTTCGTCGTATTCAATAACTAGATTATATTTTTCATTATAAAAATCTAAATAATAATTATCTACTTTCTTTTGATATTCAAACACTAATAGGTCTTTAAATGTAGATTCTAATAATAATTTAAATTCAGTTTCGTCTCTTTTAAACTCATATCTAATACTATGTACATTTAACCATTGTTGAAAGTACGGTAATAATTTGTTATGAATCCATGTTCCTTGTTTAGTAAAGTTACCACCTTGACGTTTAATTACACATTGTTTTAAAATTTCAGACTCGACTGCTTTAATAGCTTTTTTAGTTCCTGCGTTTTCTAACCAATGTTTAACCTCTTTACCATGCTCTTTAGCAAGTGCTGTAGCGTAAATATATTCATCTAAATAGACATCGCTCATATTACTTATCCTTATTTTTTCTTACCTCTACATCATACTACAATAATTCAAGTTTTAGTTTAATGTAGTTACTAATTGATCTCTTCTCTAGTTCAGCCAACTTAACTAACTGTTGATATTGTTCCTCAGTTACTTTAAAGTTAACCATCTTAGTTGCTAATGTTTTAGTCATTATCTTTATCCTTATTATCCCAATAGTCAGCAATAATCTTATCTAGTTCTTTTAACTGTCGTTGTAGATCAGCTTCTATTTCTTCTTTAGTTTTATCATCACTCATTAGTTAACACCTTTAATTACTTCAACTATAGCATCAGGATAATCCCAACTTAATAACTTAAATTCACTATTACACTTTTCACAATTAAACCTATCATTAATATAATCTTGTGGCGATCCATACATTGATGTACCAGGATAACCTGTTTTACATATAGGACATTCTTCTAGATGCACATGAATTACTTCCATGCAGTAATCGCAGCATATTTCACATTCTAGTTCAACTTCTATTACATCACCTTGTTTAATCATATTAATTCATCCTCTTTTTTCTTACTCATCCACTATATCATACTAACTTAACTTAATTAATGCAAGTAGTTGTCATTTCTCATAGATCTATGTTATCTTAGTCATTAGTTAATTACATACACATAACTACAATGAACGTTGAACATTTAGTAGAAGTTGGTTCTAGAGCAGTTTACGATAAGTTCACTGACACTATTCCTAAGTACAAGTTACAAGTAGCTTTCATGGCTATGATTGAAGCAATTAAAGCAGCATCATTAACTGAGTCAGTTAGCATTAAGGGATTTGGTACATTTAGCACAACTGAAGTTAAGGAACGTACAGTTAGCACTATCTTTACTAATGAACCTAAGTTAGTTGAAGCTCATAAGAAGGTTAGCTTCAGACCAGCTAAAGAATACAAGAGTAAAGCACGTTACGATAAACAGGGTTAATAGACGAAGTTATTTAACTACTGCAACATAAAGAAAAAGCACCTTCAATTAAGAGGGTGCTTATTTTTTTGGTCACTAACGTTATTATAACATGAACGCATCTGGTGGTAACTTACTATCTACATTTAATCTAGCTACGATACGACCAACTCCAATAACTAATGTTCTATCAAATGTATATTCAATTAGACAAGTTCCATCAGGATGATACGTCGGACTCATGAATGTTATCTCAGTTCTAGTTAATCTAGTTACTATTGCATTATCAAACTGATATTCGATGTTGTCTATAAACAGAGTTATATGAGATTGATCTGTATATGCTTTCTTTAATATCTGATTAATAGTCATAGTGTTATTCAAATAAACCTTTAATATAGTTACGAGTCACATTAACTGTAACACCATAACTACTATCCATTATATGTTCTCTTATTTCAGCACGAGTTGTATTACCTGGACTATCTGTAATAACTTGAAGTGGCATATAAGTAACGATGTTTGACGTAACTAGATGATTAAGTGCCATCTGCATACTATCAATAGCATCATCATTCTTACCACGTGGAAACATAGTAGCTTCTAGTAATAGTGGTTTAATCCAACTATGTACATTCTCATCTGGAACTAATACGTTACCTGCATTAATTTCTGGCACACAACTAAGGATACGTTGTTCTTTATCACCTTTAGTTATGAGTGGTATAAGTCCAGTTATGGTACGTTTAAGTAATGCAATTACAGCATCTCCATTTGCACGTTGTTCAATTAACCTAGTTCTTATCATCGGATACTTATTACACAACTCAATTATGGATTCTACTTGTTTAAGTATATCCATTTTGCCATACACTAAGTCAATAATGTAGAACTTGTTATCCTTACGTCCCATAACTATAAGTGACGTATTATCGCTAGTTTCCTTATCGTTCATAGATAAATCGAATGCCATGCAAGTTGCATCAAACTGAGTTGGAAGTATGTACCAATTCTGCCACCATTCACGCCTAATAAGTCCACCACCGAGCGGAACTGGTTGTTGTTGATATTGACTAGCATAGCTCCATTCCTCGTCCTTCTTGAGCCTCTCAACCACATCTCGCGGAAATCGAATTGGTTCAAGTAATTCATTCTGATTAGTGCGCCAATCAGTCCAACCAATGCGAGTCCAGTATCTCTGAGTGTCTTCATATTCCATTGGGAGACATAGATGTTCCCAAACTCCTTCTTGTTGTAAGAAAAAACCAGTCATATCCATTTCACTAACCCTTTGTTGAACCAAGATGATAACACCTTCTGATTGGTTGTTTAAACGCGACATCAGAGTATTGCTGACCCATTGATTAACTTTATCAAGTGTATTCTTACTATATGCAGCGTTAGCTTTAACAGGGTCGTCAATTATAATTGTGTCTGCACCAATACCAGTGAAGATACCTTCAGGACATGATGTGGCGAATCTACGACCATTAGCATTATTCTCATAGTCATTCTTCATATTCTTATCGCGTCTGAACTCCCATGGTGTAGCACCCATATCGCGCCATACTGTAGCCATACCTCGCTTATACCAATCAGATTGCATTATCTGACGACTATGTACACTACCTTCTTCTGCTAATCCATAACCATAACTAACGTTGGCGAATTTAAGATGAGGCTGCCTTATCCAACAATAGGCTGGAAATGCTTTAGTTACTAATGCTGACTTAGCAGTTCTAGGTGGTACGTTAATTATAAGTCGTTTTATTTCACCAGTTAATGTTGCATCTAGATGTTCGGCTATTGCGTGTAGATGTTTAGCTGGTAGGAATACTTCACCATTGAATGTCTGCCAACTATGAGCTAGGAAACTGTAACTAGATTGATATGCTTGAACGTAACTTTGTTCTTCTAGTAGTGATTCTAATTCATACTGTTCATCCTTATTATCTAGTATCGCTAGTTCATATAACTTGTTCTCTATGTTAGCTAGTTCTTTTTCTAATTGTTCGCGGGAAGTCATGTTAGTATAGTTTAAGTTAATAACGTGGACTAATCCACCATAACAGATAATGGATATTAAAGTGGAAACCATATGATTATACAGAACGTAAGTTTAGGTAAATAGATCAAAGCTACCTAGTTCATGTTAGGTAGCTTATTTAGTGCGCGTCTTGT